AAGAAGTCGAACTCCTATGCAGGGAGGTTTTATTAATGAAGGACTAACTCTAAAAGACCAAATAGCAGCACAGGAAGCTTTAATAGCTAGAATGGAGCAACAGTCCGCAGCGCAACTAGCAGCAAAAAATCAAGCAATTGATTTAGAATACGATCTTTTAGCGCTACAAACAGATCTTGAAGCAACAAGACTTCGACGACTAGCTTTGGAACGATCAGAAGCATTAAGACAGGATAAGCAAGATCCCTCTCAAGATTCTCTAGTTACAAGAACAAACGAAATGGCCGGCAGGCTAGAAACACAAGCAGACGCTTATGGAGACACTGGTGAAGGCTCTATGAGAGATACTGCGAAAACTTTAGCAAGTTCCGAGGTGAGTGATGGACTTGCGGCTGCAAATGAACAGCTAGAGATAATGAAGCAGAAATTAAATGATACTTTTGGAGACGGTGAGTTGAATGAGTACATGGCTAATATGCCTGATACTCTTACTTCAGGCTTCACAGATGCCTTTATGTCTATTATGGATGGGACTAAATCAGTAAAACAAGCTTTTGGCGAGATGGCAAAAGCAATGATTGCCGACATTATGAGAATAATAATTAAACTTCTTATTCAAAGAGCAATTATGGCAGCAATGGGAATGGCAGATGGTGGAGTTGCGTCCCCAAGCGGTCCAAAGATGAGATACGGTGGAATCGTCAAGCCACGAGGTTACAGATATGGAGGCTATACAGAAGCACCTCAAATGGCAGCAATCGGAGGTGTCTTTAAAGGGCCTAATGCAGGGTATCCTGTAATCATGCACGGAACAGAAGCAGTAGTACCATTACCAAACGGCAGAGAAATACCTGTAGAGATGAAAGGTGGCGGTGGCCAAAATAATAATGTAACCGTAAATATTAGTATGGATAACTCTGGAGCTGGAAGCAGAACTCAAAGTAGCAACGGACAAGATGCAAATCAGTTAGGAACTGCAGTTGCAGCAGCGGTACAGAGAGAACTTCAAAATCAAAAAAGAGCAGGCGGCATTTTAAGCCCCTACGGAGCAGCGTAAATGGCAGCAACAGTTTCAGCAGCAGCGCCTAGTAATCCAAGTGATGGAGATTTATGGTTTGATAGCGTAAATCTTCGAATGTATATCTATTATGATGATGGAAATACTCAGCAATGGGTAATTACTGGCCCCACAGGATTAAAAGGTGAGACAGGAGACGCAGGACCCACAGGCCCCACCGGTACTTCAGGACCTGCTGGAGTAGCTGGACCTACTGGACCTCAAGGTCTTACAGGACCACAAGGACCACAAGGACCACAAGGACCTATTGGTATAGGTACAACCGGCCCTCAAGGACCAGTTGGAGCTACCGGACCTACTGGGCCTAAAGGAGATAAAGGTGATACTGGGGCTATTGGATTAACTGGGCCTCAAGGACCTATTGGACCCGCTGGCCCTGTCGGGCCTCAAGGAGATAAAGGTGATGATGGCCCTCAAGGAGCTACTGGACCCGCAGGAGCTTCTGTAACTGGCCCTACTGGACCTACCGGCCCTCAAGGACCTGCTGGAAATGATGGTGCAGAAGGCCCAGAAGGCCCTCAAGGACCTGCTGGACCTACTGGACCTACTGGACCTATTGGACCCGCGGGACCCACTGGGCCTATTGGATTAACTGGTCCCGCCGGACCTCAAGGACCGATAGGAAATGATGGGCCTCAAGGAGATACAGGAGATATAGGAGCTACTGGACCCGCAGGACCCACGGGCCCTGCTGGACCAACTGGACCTACGGGACCTGCTGGACCAACTGGACCAATAGGAAGTACTGGCCCCGCCGGACCTCAAGGACCTCAAGGACCTGCCGGCCCAATAGGAAATGATGGCCCTCAAGGAGATACAGGCGAAACAGGAGCTACTGGACCTGCTGGACCTGCTGGACCTGTTGGTGCTACAGGAGCGACTGGACCTGCTGGACCAACTGGACCAATAGGAAATACTGGCCCTCAAGGACCTCAAGGACCTATTGGACCCACGGGTCCTACAGGAAATGATGGCCCTCAAGGACAAACGGGTGCTCAAGGCCCTGTGGGACCTCAAGGAGAGAAAGGGGATACAGGAAATACTGGACCTACCGGACCTGTCGGACCTGCTGGGCCTACTGGTGCTACAGGTATTCAAGGCCCCGCCGGCCCTCAAGGACCTCAAGGAGCAGATGGTCTAGATGGTGCTCAAGGTCCCGCCGGACCTGTAGGATTAACAGGGCCACAAGGTAATCAAGGGTTAGGATTTACTGGAGGTAGCTATACTGCTTCAACAGGTATTGTAACCTTTAGCTCTGATGATGGTCTAGGATTTAGTACTGCAGATTTACGCGGTGATGGGAATAGAGGTATTTCTTCAGCAATAGTAGATGTAAATGATGATTTAATTCTTACTCTCGCAGATAGTACAACTATTAATGCCGGACCGGTGGTTGGACCCACAGGAGCGACAGGAGCGACAGGACCTACCGGCCCTGCTGGTACTAATGGAACAGGGTTTACTGGAGGTAGTTATACTGTTTCAACAGGAGTCGTAACATTTACTTCTGATGATGGACTAGGTTTTAGCACAGGAGATTTACGTGGCGATGGAAATAGAGGTATTTCTTCAGCGACAGTAAATGCAAATGATGATTTAATTCTTACTCTTGCAGATAGTACAACTATTAATGCCGGAACAGTGGTAGGCCCGCAAGGGCCCACTGGTCCCACTGGTCCTACTGGCCCTACTGGGGCTACGGGACCTGCTGGAGCAGATGGTGCTGATGGAGTTGATGGAGCAGATGGTACTAATGGAACTGATGGCACCGGGTTTACTGGGGGCTCTTACGATATAAGTACAGGTACTGTAACGTTTACTTCTGATGATGGACTAGGTTTTAGCACAGGAGATTTACGCGGCGTAAATGGAGTAGATGGTGCTGATGGTGCTGATGGTGCAAGTTCAATTGTATTTGATGTCGAGCCTACTTATACTAGTGGAACTCCTTCTGCTTTTTCTTTCTCAGGGGCAGGATTTCCCGTTGCAAGAACAAATCCTGATCTATATCTTCAAAAGGGTATAACATATTATTTTGATCCGGGTGATTTTGACAGTTTAAGCCCTATTACCAGTTCAGACGGCTGGGCCTTTTCTAGCAGTAACTATATTACTTCTGCGGATAGTATAAATGGTCAAACTTTTCCAGCCCAAGCGCATACAGATACACAGTTTGAAGGAAACTCACAAACTACAACTCAAGGTGTTTATGTATTTACAGCTGCAGGAGCGGGAAATTATGTAAGGCTTTATACAAAAACATACTTTCTGTTGTCTAGTAACTGGTATAGAAAAGCTTATACAGCTTCCCCTACTTTTAATGTAAAAGAAGGATATGTACTTACTTGGGAAAAAATCAATTCTTATCATGAAAGAACTAGTGAAAAAGAAGTACGCGCACAATTTTGGCTAGTAGATATAACAAATGGAGGCTTTTATCGAGCCTATCCTCAAAATAGCGAAGGATACTACATTGGCACGAGTAGTTCTGCTACTTCGTATAGTTATACTTTTACAACCACAGGACAGTATCGGTGGGTAGCTCTTTTAGGAGTACTTGACCTTGGAAATAATTCAGGAGATTCTACAGAAGTCTATGCAGATTTTGGAAATTTTGAACTAAGCAGTGGACATCCTTTATGGATTCAAAGTACTTCAGGGGCTTATGATGCGGCAAATGTTTTAGGGGCTACAGATGGAGTAACAAATAATGGAGCGGATAGAGATAGGGTTTCATTTACTGTACCTTTAGATGCTCCTTCTACTCTCTATTATGTGGACGAAAACCACTCCGCAATGGCAGGAACAATTTATACGAGTGATGCAGGGTCGGGCGGCAGTAGTTCTAGCATTACAGATGGAACTAGCACTTTAGATTTTGATTCTAATAATAACTTACGGTTAGATACTCATTTCCTTCCCTCAACCAGTGTAAGTTACGATTTAGGAAGTGCTACCCAAAAATGGAGATATTTGTACTTAGATAATAATACCATTTTTATGGGCGATCAAACTTTAAGCACAGATTCGTCAGGACAACTTGTTCTTGGCGAAACTATGGACTTTGGAGGTGAAGGCACAGGAGGAGTTGCTTATGTAGATTGGCAAACAGGAAATAAATTAGTTATACGAACTAATGGGCCTGGAGCTCCAACAGAATCTCCTTTTAATGAAAAATTTGCATCAATTAAAAAAGATGATTCTTTCGAGCTGCTAACTGGTGCCGCGATATCTGGTGAAACTGATGCCAACGGCAACTTCCCAGCAAATACAACATTGAAAGCAACTGGCGCTGCCACTTTTACAGCAGTAAGTTTTGCAGGAGATCCTAATTATTATTATGATTGGGAAATACCTGTTGATACAGTGCCCGGCTCAAATGTATATGTATATACTTTTAACTTAAAACGGTCTCCAATTTCGGAAGTCACCCAAATAATTAAAGCAGGCACAACTATAGATGCATCGGCTTTAACAGGGAATCTTCCTGCTTTAGGAATGTCAGGAAGCTTAATCCCGGATACAAATGCTCAATATGATTTAGGGTCTGCTGAATATAAGATAAGACATTTATACTTGTCAGATAATACAATTTACTCTGATAGTGGAAATATAAAAGTAGCTCAACACCAAGCAGGAGGGGCACCCAGCACCTCTACTCGACTCATCTCTACAGCAAAGTTGAAAGAAATTGCAGCGGCTTCTCCAGATTATGGGGCTTTTCAAGCAGCTATTGCAGCTCTTGAGGATAATTAAGGAGACTTAAATGGCAGCAGATTTCCCAGGTAGTCCTTCAAATGGCGATATTTATACATACAATGGAGTAACATATGTATATAATGCCGTAATAGGAGCATGGAGCATTGATCCCGGGACTGCAGGAGGGACATCCTCTTATGGAGAGATATTTATACTAAAAGTTCCTGCAGATGCTATATCTGGAGGAGTTCCTCTTACAGATTCTTTCTATACTTTTGATAGGGGTTTAAGTAGGGCTTCAAATTTTAATATTTTGACCGCAAAATTTGGAGATGGATATGAACAAAGAGCTATAGATGGAACAAACTCTAAAAGAGATATGTTTGGAGTATCTTTTTCTAATAGAACTAAAGAAGATATTAATCTTATAGCAAAGTTTCTAGATGTACATCAAGCAAAAAACTTTGATATAATTATTCCAGAGTATGATGGAAATCAAACTATAAAAGTAGTGTGTGAGGGATATAATATAAAATATTTGTACCATAGTTATCATTCTCTAACCGCAGAATTTAGACGAGTTTATGAACCATGAGTCAATTTGATTATTACATTGAGTTAAATAGTCCCGGGTATGTTCCCCCGACTACAGATGTATCTGATAACTACGCAATTATTGCAAAAGTCGGAGACACTATCAATGTACAAACAGAATACACAGGAACTGAAGGCGCTATTGTTAAAGAAATACGTTATGTACGTTCTCCTAACTCAGATCCTACAGCTAATGATCCAGATCCAGATCCTCCGTGGTTAGATCATAATGAGAAAGATAAAACTTGGACTTATACCAATTTTGATAATAATGATCATTATGCTAGGTGGTACTTTTTTACTGCTGCAACTACGGGAAATGAGTTAACTACTAAAGCGCAAGCTTCTGTTAGAATTTTATGGCTTCCTTCTACTCTTGGCTGGGATGGTAATTCTGCAGGAACTAGTATTCTTCAGGGAGCTAGTGGAACTATTAATATATCTGCCCCTACCAGTCTTGTTCCTTATGTAGCAGGTACTTGGACTCCTTATCATGTTTCTGATGCTCCTGTAGCTACTCCTGAAACTTTTCAGTGGAGAATTGTAAGTGGAGGCGGCTCAAATACTTTAATCGATCCTAGTTATTTTGTAAATACGAGCGGGCAAGTATCTATAACAAGCACTACTACTGCTGTACAAATTCAACCAACTGCATCGTGTCCTCCAGGAAGATATTTTCTAAAACTTCATCATTATAATACTACTCCGCAATTTGTTAATGGAACTGCTTCTGCCTCTACTACTGGGGGCTGGAATACTTTTATTGATGAAATTACTTTTGAGGTAGAAGAGTATGTACCCCCCAATGTTGCTGCAACTGGCACAGTTACAATTGATGGAAATCAAGTAGGATTTGGATATGAGTTTTCTCATACGGAAAATATTGCAGACAGTAACGGACTAGGTACTTTTGAATATCAATGGAATAGAAACGGTTACCCCATAACAGGAGCAAATGCAGCTACATATACAACAGTTGCTTATGACTTAGGAACTTCTTTATCTTTAACAATTAGTTTTACAGACGGAGATGGATACAGTGAGTTCATAACTAGTAATTCTCTAGCTATTTCAGCATTTCCACCCGGAGGAGGAGACGACGAAAATACCGGCGCGCCCTCCATATATTCTCTAACATTAACTCCTGATATTTTAAATTATAATGACTTTTTAGTATATAAAAAGGATGTAATTAGGGTAATTTTAGAAAATGATCCAGATGATCCGTATAGAGTAATAGATGTTATAAGTACTACAAATGCAGATGTTTCTCCCTTAACGGGAACAACTATTACTTATTTTGATATCACTTTTCTTAACAGTACTGAAGAATCAACATTTGAAGTTGAATTTAGATCAAACTCTAATCCCACATTTAGCCCTGCTTCAAGCTATACTTGGACTATTAGTGGATATGTTCAAAAGGATGGCAGACTAAATTTAATAGAGGTAGTACAAGATCAGGATATTGGAGATAATTTTATTGAATTATTTGAAATTCAATTACCTTCAGGAAACATGGCATTTTTGTACAATGGATTTGACGAGAGCTCTTTAGACAATATATATTTTCCAGACTCCAAAGGATCTGTACTAAATGAATATGTAGCTATGCCTATAATGATAGAAGGTATAGATGTTAAAAGTAGCGGAGCTTCCTCAAGACCCACTTTAACTTTAGCAAATATACCTGGAATTGCAAGAACCGTTATGAATGACGGAGATGGTACAAGAGACGAAGAATTACTTATAAATATTTTAGAGTCTGAAGGTATTTTTAGTGCTCAAGATCTAGTAGGTAGCAAAGTAATATACAGAACTACACTATTAAAGTATACTTACAATGAAGGACAGCTGCCTGAACGCCCTACAGAATTTCCAAAAGCTTCCTATTATATAAATAGAGTAGCTCAAGAAACAGGACCTTTAATGGCTTTAGAACTTGCCAGTCCTTTAGATCTGGAAGGGTTTAAACTACCTAACAGGTATATTATTGGTAAATACTGTCCTTGGAAGTATCAGGGCTTTTTTGAAAATGGTCAAGGAGGGTGCACCTTTCCTTTAAATAGTAGAGGTAACTTATTTTTTGATGAAAATGATGAGTTAATAGTAGGTGCAGCAACATTTCCTGACTGGAGCCCCACAACATCCTATGTAGAGGGCGACAGAGTAAAAACTATTACTGGAGCAAGCGCAGTATATATTCCTACAACTTATAATAGTAAAGTAGTCAGAAATGCTAATGCTGGAGATTTTGATTTATATATTGCGTACAATAGAGACTGGATGGAAGCTGACGATGCGGCACAGATACTAGCAAAAATAAATAATTATTATTTAATACCTAGTACTTTAAATTCTCCAGGTCTTGTAACTAATGTTACACTTACTCCCGGGATGACCTCTGGTAATACTGTTTTATCATATGAATATAAAATTACATTTAGTCGTGCATTTCTTGGCCCCATACTAAAAGGTACTGAAATAAGTTTTACTGATGGCTATAATGGAGATGGATATATAAGAATTTGGGAGGCAACTAATCCGAGCAAGGGTAGAAATCCAAATACTCAAAAAGGCGTTTGGAAGAGAATAGATGTTTGTGGAAAACGAGTAAACTCTTGTAAAGTTCGGTTTCAAGCAACTAGTACCCCTGGAGTTTTAGACACTTATTTGCCTCTTCCTTTTGGCGGATTTATAGGAACAAATAAATTTAAATGATAGATGAAATACAAGAACATTTTGCAAAAGAATATCCTAAAGAAGGCTGCGGAATTATAGGAATTGTTGAAGGAAAAAAACAATGGTTTCCCTGTAAAAATATTGCTACAAATAATCAAGATTTTATAATGTGTTCAAAAGATTATTTAAATGTAATTAAAAAAGCAGATATTTTAGGAATAGTTCATAACCATATAAATACTAGTAATGAACCTAGTGAATCTGATATAAACGGATGTAACAGTACGGGAATACCTTACTATATTTTTGATTCGGAAATGAATTTAAATATAGTAGAACCAACCACAAAAGCATTTCCTTTAATAGGTAGAGAATATAAATTTGGAGTAATGGATTGTTTCGAAGCTATTAGAGACTATTTAAAAACTCAAAATATAGAAATCCCTCCTAGAGCTTTGTTTGAAGAAAATTGGTGGAAGAAAGAAGATTTAAATTATTTTACTGATGATATGGCAAAGCAATGGGGAGGAAAACGCGTAGATAAAAAAGAATTACAGATAAATGATGTATTAATTTTTCAAATGGAGTCAGATGTACCAAATCATTGCGGAGTTTATATAGGCAAGGATATGTTTTTTCACCATGCAGTACATCGTCTTTCTTGCCGAGAATCTTTGTTTCCAAGATGGGCCCCCACAATTGTAGGAGTTTATAGATATGATGCGTAAAATATATTTAGAAGGGGATATAGGCGAAAAGTTCGGAAAAGAATTTACTATGGACGTATCTTCTTTCCAAGATGTTGTTAAATGCCTTGATTGTAATTTTCCAGAGCTTCGTCCATATTTAATAGAATCTTCGGAAAAGGGTATAGAATTTGTTTGCGAAGTAGATGATACACCTATTACTGATGAGACCGAGCTTTTGCTTCACTATGATACAGGCGCAATGACAATTCGTGCTATACCAGCAGGTTCTGGAGGAGTTGTAAAAGCAATTGTAGGCTTCTTGATGGTAGCACTTTTATTCGTTCCAGGAATGCAGTTTTTAGGGGCGGCAGCAGGAAAAACATTATTTGCAACCGTTATGGCAGGAGGAGCTAGTGGATTAGCAATAGGTGCTGCTTTAGGACTTGCAGTTCTTGGGGGAGCACTTTTAATGCAGGGATTAACTGAAATGATGATGCCTGATCCTGCGACAGATAATGGTGGCGCATCAAAAGAGGATACTTATCTTTTTCAGGGGTCGGGACAAGTAATTGCTGAAGGAGATCCTGTCCCGGTGCTTTACGGGCAGTTAAGAATATCAGGGAGGCCAATTAGTTTTCAAACTGCTAATGCAGCTGCTGTATTTGTTCATAGAGACCCTTTAAACGCTGCCACACCAAATACCGATAATACAAATGAGGAAGGCACAGATAATTATAACGGAAATACAGATGGCGGCAATGGCGGAGGAACTGATGGAGGGGGTGATGGTGGAGATACTCAACCGACCCGTCCACCCAGTGGGCCTGATTTGGACCGAAGTATTATTCCAAGATTTGAGTATTAAGTAAAGGAGTAAATTTATGCCAGATGGTATCGGGGGTGCGAATTACCTATTTAATTTAGGTATTGGCGGACCAAATAATTCAGGTAATGTAAATCAAACAGAAAGAGTATTTACTCAAACTGGGTCAGGCACAGTAATACAAAATATTTCTATTACTGATGCTATATGTGAAGGCCCAGTAGCAGGTTTGGTAAATGGAACAGGGTCTATTTATTTTGATGATGTTCCTGTAAAAGATGCAAAATATTTAGGATATATTCCTCCCCAAGGAGTATTAGGCTCCGCTATAGATCCTAGTACTAGAATTGCATTTTCTGGTAAAAATGGAACTTTATCAAGTGGGAGTACGCTACCAGATTATATGATTGATACCAGTACCGGAGATTACTATGCAACCGGAAAAAGTATAATTTTATTTGATTATTTATTCGTAGATGACTTAGATATTACATCTACTGTAAGAGATGCAAATAATCAAGTAAGAATTACAGCTGATGCAGCAAATAATTTAAGCGGAGATATACAAAGGTGGATTACCTTAAATGATGAAAATTCGCGCGCCTTTTTAGTAGCAGCAGATGCTGGTAGTGTTATGGGGGGCCAGACTGTATATGCTATTGCAAATACTATTATATTTGAACCAAAAAATCCTTATGTTGCCATTTACCCCCAAAAGTATAAACTATTTATTGCTAAAAAGTTTGCTCTTGCTAGTATTCCTAACAACAAAAGTGTTGTAACCGAAAACGAACCACAACCAGGAAATTATATATTTTCAATTACAAGCTCTCTTCAGTTTAATTTCGAAGAAGAATCCCAGATAGAATTACCAGATGAAGTTACTGTAGACGATGCACCAAATTATTTATTGCCCGACGAAAAAGACGCTTGGGTAGACTACTATAATCGACAGTCTGGAGGCTGGAGAACTGCGGGTAATTTTTTAAAAGTAGAAGGGCTTTATTCGCAAGAACGTAGGGGCTATTTGATACAAGAGCCTTTATCAGAAGTAGGCACTGTAGGGGCGGCCGTAGTTACAGAAGGAAATTTAGGAGGAATTACCACAGACTTAAAAATATTAGCCCCAGATCCTAATAATCCTACTCTTTCAGACTACGGCAAAAATACCAATGAATCAATAACAATTTTTGATATACACGGGCTTCCTAATATCGATCCAGAAAATGGATATGTAAATAGAACAGGGTTAGGTCAGCTGGAGTTAAACGCACATACTGTAAATAATCCTACAGATATTCCATCAAGTGCTTTTGCAAATAATGCAAAAATAAACGAAATGGATCAAATTTCTTTAATGATTACCTACCCTCAAGGATTACATACAATGAATCAAGAGGATGGAAGTCTATTGACTTGTTATGCTATATACAAATTTAGAATAAAATTTACAACAAATGGAATTACAGGACCTTGGGTTGATTTATTTGGAAATTCTGTTAGACATTGGGGAAGAACAAGAGCAGGAATTTCTTATGAACATATTATAGACTTAGAAAGTTTCAGACCTTTTGATACTTTTGTACTACAAGTAGCTAGACAAACTAGAAGTGCAGGGCTACCTGTTTACTCAACTGGAAGATCGGCAGGCAGTGAAGATGATAAGACAGACTATTATACGGTTGCAGAATCGGTAATTAGTAAAATTCAATGTGTCATAAAAGATAAATTCACCTACCCATACACAGCACTAGTAAATACAATTTTTAATTCTAAACAGTATAATAAAGCTCCCAGAAGAACTTATGAAATGCGCGGAATGTTAGTAAAAATTCCCGAATCTTACACTCCTCGGGAGTACTCTCATACGGGCAAAGCCGAGTATGAAAATTTTTGGGGAGGAAACTTTAAAAAAGTTTTACACTATACTGATAATCCTGCTTGGTGTTTTTATGATATAGTAACAAATAATAGGTATGGTGCCGGACAGTACATTTCTGAGTTTGATATCGATAAGTACTCTTTATATAGAATTGCTAGATATTGTGATGAGCTAGTAGGTACAGGTAAAATTGCAGGTTTTACTAGTTTTAAAACAGGAGAGTTTTATAGAATTAAAACAACAGGAGCAATACCTTGGACAGACATAGGGGCCCCTGATGGAAATGTGGGAACAGAATTTAGGTACATACGTCCTACAGATAGCGCTCCTTCTGATATGGAAGGAACGGCAGAATTATTAGAACCTCGGTACAGAATGAATGTACTTCTTACTAAGCCGATCGAAATTTATAAAGTATTGAAAGATATGGCAACCAATTTTGCCTCTATAATTTATTGGCTAGACGGTCAAATAAGTTTAGTACAAGATGTTCCTTCTGATCCCGTTTATAACTTTACAAAAGCTAATGTTATTGATGGGCGTTTTGCGTATGAAGGAACTCCTGAGAATACAAAATTTAATCAAATAATTGTAACTTGGAATGACCCTGCTGCAAACTATGAGCTAGTCCCTCTACTTATAGAAGACAAATCAGATATTGCAAAAACTGGACAAATTAGGACAAAAGAAGTAGTAGCCTTTGGTTGTACTTCTGAAAGTCAAGCAATACGAATGGGAAAGTGGAAACTATGGACGGCACAGAATCAAAGAGAAGTCGTTACATTTAAGACGTCTTTTGGTAGTGCTTTCATAAGGCCAGGGGACGTAATAACAGTACAAGATGGAGATCGATATGGAATTTCGTATGGCGGAAGACTTAGTAGTGGAGGAACTCTTAATTCTTTAGTTTTAGACAGAGAGATAACTTTTAATTCTACAAGTGACTATGAAATGTACCTAGTAATTACAGAGCCCGCGGCTTTTTATACCGGAGCTCAATCAATTGCTATAAATGGAACAACTTATAATACTAACGATAGAATACCAGAAGCTTATGTTTTTAATGGCAAAGACTATATTTTAACAAGTCTAGATAGTGAGAGTAAAGCTTCAAATGCATTTTCTAGTTCTGCTGGAGATACATTACTTCAAATGTCTTGGCATTCTGCAACTTATGTGCAAAAAGTAGATATAACTAACCCCGGGACAGTTACAACATCGTCCATTAACTTAGCTAGTAGTTTAGATAAGGTTCCTCGAGCAAATTTAATTTGGTCTATACGAGAAATAAATTCAGACGGGGCCGAAATATTAG